AGCGAGCAAGAGAAAAATATAACAAAGTGAAACTTGAGCGTCATAATTTTTATACAGGTAAGGCAGACCCTGCTGTATACGAAGAAGAACCTTTTCCATATAAAGTCCGTGAGAAAGATGCTATTCAACGGTATCTAGATGCGGATGATCGATTAAATAAGGTTGATATGAAGATTCGTTATTATGATGCGACTCTTAAATTTTTAGAAGAAATTATCAAGACAGTAGCAAACAGGACTTTTCAGATCAAGAATGCTATTGAGTGGCAGAAGTTCCAAGCAGGTTTCTAATGGACGACAACAACGATTGGGTGTATCAAGATGATGATTTTGATGAAAGTCTTCCGTATGTAGAACTTCAGTTTGGAGTGGAAGATTTACGTCTTCTTTATAAGTCTGTTGCTGTTCATTATGAGAAATGGCCAGGTGGTGATATTGAAGAACAAGCAAGACTTGATTATTTGAAAAACTTCCTCTATAGAATTATTCTAGAATGGAAGTATGAAATGGACTAATAAATACCCATAGGTGAACCTTATGGGTTATGTCTCATTTGATTATATCGAAGAAGAACGAAGTTTTTCTTCAAGTAAAAGCGGAACCACACGTCTACTACGAGTTAGCAGATCAGTTTACGTTTGATGTTCCAGGTGCTAAATTTATGCCTCAATACCGTAACAAGTATTGGGATGGAAAAATACGCTTATTCAACACCCAGAATGGAGAGATATACGTTGGGTTGTTAGACAAGGTTATACAGTTCTGTAAGGACCACGAATATACCTATGAGTTCGTGGAGAACAAGTTCTATGGTCTTCCTTTTGAGGTCAATGATATGATCTCCAAGGAAGGTGTAAAAGATTATATGAAATCAATCTGCAAGTATGACCCTAGAGATTACCAAATCGAAGGGGTATACGACGCTCTAAAGCATAATAGAAGGTTGTTGATAAGCCCAACTGCTTCTGGAAAGTCTCTGATGATATATTCTCTTGTGAGATATCACGTTGAGAGAGGACAAAATACTCTGATAGTCGTTCCGACGACTTCCCTTGTAGAACAGATGTATAAAGATTTTGCAGACTATGGCTGGGACGTAGGTTCATATTGCCACAAGATATACGCTGGTAGAGAAAGGGAAACTGATTCCCAAGTTATCATCACTACCTGGCAGTCCATCTATAAACTCCCCCGAAAATATTTTGCTCGCTTTAACGTAGTTGTTGGGGACGAGGCACACCAGTTTAAATCCAAGTCATTAATATCTATAATGACAAAACTTGGAGATGCCAAATATCGTTACGGATTTACAGGTACACTTGATGGAACTCAAACTCATAAGTGGGTTTTGGAAGGTTTATTTGGACCATCGTATAAGATCATCAGAACAGAAGAACTGATGAAAAAAGGGCACGTTGCCAAGTTAGATATTAACGTTCTTTTACTAAAACATCCTGCCCATAAGTTTGAAAACTTTGAAGAGGAAGTCCAGTATATCATTAATCACGAAAAACGTAACCGATTTATCAGAAACCTTGCATTGGACTTGAGAGGCAATACTCTTATCCTATTTTCAAGGGTTGAGGGGCACGGTCAACCACTTTTCGATTTAATAAATAACGGTAGGGTGGATACAAGGCACGTTTTCTTCGTACACGGAGGAGTTGCAACAGAAGATCGAGAAAAGGTAAGAGAGATTACCGAGAAGGAAGACAACGCGATTATCGTCGCTTCATATGGAACGTTTAGTACAGGTATTAACATCAAGAACCTCCATAATGTTATTTTTGCTTCTCCATCCAAATCTAGAATACGGAATCTCCAATCTATTGGTCGCGTGCTCAGGAAAGGCAATAACAAAACAAAGGCAACTCTCTATGACATTGCTGACGACATTTCCTACAAGGCACG